CAAAATGCTAGATTATCAAATATCATATCTTACGCTACTGGCGTAATTGAGCATTATATCGGTCATGAGTTACTTGCTAATGACTATGTAGAAATCTTTGACGGCGGTAAGTCCTCTGTATTTACAAGTAGACTACCGTTAAATAACGTATTTCAAGTAACAGAATTTAATGGAATTGAGCATCAAGTGCTTAATGATTGTACTACTATTGGTACTCCTGTAACTAAGATCACCGATCAGTTTAGCTTTGGATTTGTAGGTAATGGTCAGCTGACTACTAGAATTAAAAACTTTGGAGCATCTAGTTTAGACTTAGGCACTTCAGACTATTTAGTATCTACTACAGTTCCTGAAACTATGAAGCTATATGAAGGCGATTTTACAATTGAGACTTTTGTAAGAATTGACGAAGCTACACTACGAAATAATGTAATATTTGCAATTAATACTGATGTAAGTAACTATTTGAAATTTAGCATGGCTAATCAATATGGCTTATCTTTTGAGTCTAATGTTGGTGGTGTTTCTACGGTAGTACAAGGAGCTAATACTTCTATTGAAGCTCAACAATTTACTAAACGTAAATGGGCTCACGTAGCTATTTCACGTAAGCTAGAGGATGAAAAGTTATTTTTACACTATAATGGTAATACTATAGCAAATGCTAGTTATAGCGTATCTAATTTAACTTTTACATCTAATGTGGAAATCGGTACTACGTTTAAAGGTTATATAGATGAGCTTCGTGTAAGTAATAAGGCTAGATATACAGCTAATTTTACTCCTCCTACTAATCGTTTTAGACCTGATGATGATACTGTGTTGCTAATACACTTTGATGGCAAGCAGGGAGCTAAAAACGTATACGATGTACATGGCGCAGTTAGCGACTATACATTCAGTAGAGATCACGGCGAAATAATGAGAGAAAACCTAGCTGGGTCAGTTAAGGGTGGTATAAAAAGAAACTACCCATCCATGACATTAGCTGGCCCCACTGCTTTCCAAGGCTATCCTAGTGGAGTACGCGTATCTTATCGTGCTGGTTATGAAAATAATGCAGTACCTCTTGATATTCAGATGGCTACACTAGACTTTATCAAGCTATTATACAAACAAGACCAAGATAAAAAAGGTTTTACCTTTGAAGGCGAAAGCGGCGATAAATATCCGCTAGCTGGGAGCTTTCCTCCACATATTAGACGCATACTAGATATGTATAGGATTATTATGTAATGGCTAAGCATAGCACTATGGTTAAAATAAGTTTTTTTGGTAAAAAATTAAGCGTAGATAGAGTTAACATACGTTCTAAAGCACTTGCTGCAGATTTAGTGCAAAAAAGAAATACTATTGCAAGATACTTATCAGACTTTATATCAGAAGAAATAGGTTTAGGTAGTAAACTAAGTGCTGGGCAGGCAAAACTGTTTGATACTGAAAAAGCTGCTGCAGATGCAGTAATTAATATAGACGACTTTGTTAAGCTAACTAGTGCAATACCCGCAGCTTCTGAGCTAAGAACTGCAGTAGGCACAGCTTTTTTTGAAACCAAGGTTTCTGGTTTAGGTAGGTCTTCTGATATTCAGTTCACTTCTACTACTATAGCTAGAAAAGATGAGCAGTTCGGTGTTGTGCAAGGTAAACTAGCTAGTACAAATAAAAAAGAAATAACGGGTGCTGCCGCAATAGATTTATTATTTACTGAGCCTTTTAACAGTATTAGAGATAACTTACTTAGAAATACCATACAAAAGATGGAAAACTTACTTATAATAAGTATAGCTGAAAAAGAAAGAACTCCTGTAATTTCTTATAAGTTTATACCGTCACCACTACCTGCAAATTCCTTAACAAATAAATCTATTTTTAGTGCTAACTACGATGTACGTATTAGGCCTAGATTAGATAAGGGAGAAGTGGTAGCATATAGAGTTCTTATATCTACTAACGATAAGTTAAAAAAAGATATAGACTCCCGTGCAGTAGACATAACAAAACAAGTACGGAGTTTACACTCAAAAGGTATTAGCCTTAAGCTATTTAATTATCTTAAGAAAAGAATTAGAGATATATCCGGTAGTAGTGCAAGAGATATAAATGAATATCTAGCACTAGCCTACGCTATGGCTAATGACTTTAAAGTAGGTGGTAATACTCCTTTTGTACTAGAAACTAGAATACAAGTTCCTGGCGCTTCTATGTCTGGTGCTACTCTTAATATAACTGGTAAGGCAAAAAATTCTAGAACTGTAAATAAATCTAAACCACAAAAGTTTATATCTTCTGTTCAGTGGACCGCACTAGTGCAAAACCAACTTAAACAAACTATGAGAAAGGGTGGAGTAGCTAGACAGCCTGATCTAATCGAAAGATCTGGAAGATTTAGAGGTAGTGTACAAGTAGTTCCAAATTATAGAGCTAACTTATTAAAGTTTTATTACTTACCTCTTTATAGCCACTTACAGGCTTATGGCTATAACCCAGAACAGCAGATAGTTCGCAGTATACGGGAAGTAGCCCAAAAAGTTTATGGAAGACAATTTAATGTACAAAGGATGTAATCTATGCCTGTAAATAGAAGAACTGAAATAGTTCAGTTTATTGTAACTAGATTAAAAGAAATAGACGGTGGATTATCGCCCTATGATAATTCCTATACCTTTGCAACTAACGTATTTGATAATGTATTTCGTAAAATTAGATTCTTAGACGAAGTTAATGACTTTCCATCGCTCTACGTTTCTGCTGGAACCGAAATTCGAGATTTTCAATCTCAAAATTTGACGGTAGCTACATTAGACGTTATTATAAGAGCATACGTATATGGAGAAGATAATTCACAAATACTATCTGATAATCTAGTTCAAGATATTGAACATATCATATACGCACTTGGCGATAATCCTGATAAGGGTATATTAGATATAACAATAGATAATATTATTACGGATGAGGGATTAGCTTTACCTTATGGTTTAGCAGAAATTGAATTATCAATAGTCTATAGACTAGAAAACTAAGGAGAAATAAATATGGCATCTCTTAATCTACAGAGAAATTCCGAGGTATTCTTCTCTTCCGTTGACTTAAACGGAGGGGCAGCAGTTACCGCTATGACACCACAAAATACATGGAAGCTTGAAGTGCTTGCTGGTTTTGCTGTGTCCTCATCTGCCGCTACTCAAGACATTACCAGTCTAGAATCTGGTACTACTCCTGATCGCGCACAACAAAGATTCAATACAGCAATCAACCCTGTTGAATGGAATCTACAAGTATATATGAGACCTACTGGTGTTGTTACTGGCGCAGCCGCTCTCGGTACCGGTGCTGGAACAAATGCCTCAGGTAATGCTAAACCTGTAGCTGACTGGTTTATGTGGCAGTCTATGGTATCAAATACTAAACCAACTTCTGGTACAGCTGATCAATCAGTATGGTCTACAGGTGGTAAACTTGTTACAACTAACGTAGCAGCCGGAACAGGATCTCACTCTTCTCGTACAAACTTCTCAACAGCTAGTGAAAACCACCTTTATTTTAAACTTGATAACGTTATTTATCAGGTTCAAGCTGCTACTGTTAATGGTGCTACTGTTGACGCTGGTATTGAAGAAATTGCTACCACAACTTGGAGTGGTATGGGTACTATACTAACTGAACTTACTGGTACACCACGTGATAATGCTGTTGCAGTATTTGGTGGAATACTTAATAGTGGTTCTACTGTTCTTGCTAACTCTAACGCAACTGCTTTAAGTGTTACTGCTGCGTATCATCCTTTTAACACTATGAACGTAGCCGGAACTGTAGCAACTAATTCGTTTATTAAAAATCGTCTTAGCTCTATAGAATTTCACCACAAGCCTACTGCTGCTGGTACTGACGTTAAATATGTGTTTCCAGTTACAGCTCTTAGCTTTGACTATAACAACAATATGACTTATCTAACTCCAGAACAACTAGGTACACTTAATTCACCTATCGGTCAATTTACTGGTACTCGCGCTGTAACAGGCTCAGCTACTATGTATCTTCGTGCTGGAGACACTGAGTCAGCACAGTTCCTACGTAATATTGCTAACGATTCTAGAACTACTTCTTCAGCTACTTC